CTTGCGATGAAGGATGTAATGACCAAACTCGTGAGCGATCGTAAACCGCTGCCGACCCTCGGTGCAGTTAGTGTTGTAGATGATCATCCATTTAGTTTGATCGGATGAGGCTTTTAACATCCCATCAAAATCATCGAATGCCTCACCCACGACCTGGACAATCGGGTCAGCGCTGGTAACTTCTGAATACTCTTGCGCCAACTGCACCACATCAACCGGAAAACGATCTGCACCGAGTACCTGATTAAGCATGGAAGAGATTTGGTTAGCGGCGCGTACCGGGCGCTTTATCTGAGCCATCAGTCAAAGGCATCGAGGATTTTTTGAAGTTTGACTTTATCAGGGTCGGAAAGCGATTGGTATTTTCGAAAAAACGCCATGTCTTTCACCTCTTGGTCTGGCGTCATATCCGTCGCTGACATCAAGAACTCGGTGGTAACTTCCAAAACCTTCGCCAATTTAGCCAGCTTGTCTGCCGAGGGGTTTGGGTCATCCTTGTTTTCCAGTTCCCACAAATAGCCTTTGCTTGAATCAGTCATTTCAGCGAGCTTATCGAGGCTCAGTTTTTTCTCCTTTCTTAGCGCTTTAATTTTGTTTCCCAGTGGCGAAGGCACTTTTTTCTCCGAGTATTAACGACTTGTAGACTTACTCACAGGATACCACCAGAAAGAACACTTTTGTATTGGCTTGACAAACTTAGTAACGGTTATCAGAATCAAAAATGTTCGGTATATCGAACATTATAATCAGCGTCGCTCTCATTCGGGTGGTAGCTGAAAACAACTCACCACCCTTAGAGGAAACTTTACATGACCGATTATGAATACCTGTCAAAGTTGATTCGGCATCTACCACCCGCTGTTAGCCGCACGTTTCTAGCAGAACAAGCATCCTGTGAAATCCCTGAACTCAACACCAAAGACACCCTAACCGCCCAACGTGAGGTAATCAGCGCCTATATGTCAGAGCTGAGTTTTAACACGCTTCAAAAGCTCGAAGAGACCTGCGAAAGCATCGCACTGCTGTCCGATGGACCAGGCCAAGATGTTATTGACGGACTCAAGCAGGAAGTCACTATGGATAAGGGCCTAGAGGCTTTATCCGCTCTACGAAACCCCTATCAGAGATCCCTCTGGTTCTTCGAGCATGCACCTCGCTTATTTGATGAGGCACTCAACTCACGCCAGGCCGATCTCTTTCGTCAAAGCCAAGCTTGCTACTCAGGTTTCCTCGCCGACATAGATCTGATCCTCCATGAAGATGATCAGTCACAGGAGCGGTTTCATAAAGCCGCCGCGGCACATTTCGGTTGCCCCAAGGATGAGATCGCAATTCAGGTGTTTCGTCGTCTACGAACAGGCACAACCGCAGAGCCAACCATCGCTCTGTACCAGGTCAGCATCCACTATAATCGACCACCAGAAATCGTAGAGTGTGTTCAGCATAGCGAACTTGTGGCCAACGAAGTGGTTCGGGCTATTTCGTCCCATATCACCTACGAACCCGATAAAGGTTACGTTGAGGTACTATCAAAGGATACGCAGGGGCGTGACGCCCTGGCAGCCATCGTTGCCGAAACACTATTAGCCTCCCCCATCACTGGCGAGTCGGTTCCTATCAAGCAATACGATTACCAAAGTCTGGCAGCACCTAGAAATTTTGATATCTCAAATGAACCGATCAGCAGCGTTAAGGTGCTTGAGCTTGGGTATGCTGGACCCGTATGTGGATCATCGATTGCCAAGGTATCCATGCGGGATTCTCAGGATATCCATAGCGCTGCAAAGAGCCTGTACAACAATCCGACATTCGAATTCCGCGACTACATACTCAACTACGCCAAGATCTCCATCAAGTTGCGCAAAGAGGGTCGCGGGCGCGCCAGAACGATCACCATTGAACTGCGCGGCGATAACCGCTGCAACATCAAAACCAAACGTGAGAAGGATCGTGCCTTATGTGACCACCTGCTTCACAAATGGAATCTGGTTAAGGAGGTAACGAAGGATGCCCTCCCTATCGACCCAATCGCTGCTTGATTTGATAAATCTGTTCGAACAGTCCGTTCAACAGGTTGTTGATGAGGACGGGCAAATACTGACCGGCATACCTGGGTGGAAGCTTCGCCAATACGAGGCACTGGGTTCAGAACGCATCTCTGAGTGGTGTGATTGTATCGGCTACACCGGCTACTACCCCGCGCCTTGCGGCAATGAACACTGTGACGTTGATGTATTTCAGGATGATGAGTCCGATCATTATCTGTACCGCTGCCCAGAAACGTTTCGGCTCCGATCGATAGAGCCGGCAGCGATTGCCATCTACTCCCCGCGTGAAGAGCTTTTTCTAAACGTTGTAGCTGATCTTTTGGATATCCCAAGGGTTCATCGTAGCGGAATAGCGCAAGCCGACATTCAAGCAACACTCTGGCGAATCGGTAAAGTTCGGGTGGGGCAGACGCTCACCGACGTCTGGGTAGTGAGGGGATTGGTGTTTTCACTTGAGACTGTTTTTCAGCGCCTACAACAGACCGACCTATCGGATCTCGGGATCATCCTCACAACCGGTAATCCTCTATCCCGCATCATTACAGTGCCACGTCACTATCGCGTCGTACCAATTAAAGAGGTTATCGATTCCACCCAGAACGTTACGAGAATCGATATGGAGAGGCTCAGCCGCTTGGTGAGCGGCGCGAACTTCATTGACGAAAACCCCATGTCACCGGTTCATTTTGATGAATACACCAACACGCTGACCATTCGCACGAATCCCATTCCGTGGGTGATCACCGGTGCCAGGCAGGCGGCCGCCATCAAATATATGGCCGAGCAGGCCTTGAAGGGACGTTGGGAGCTATCAGCTGCGGAAATACTCAATGCCGCTTATGGGCCGCAAGGTATCGGTCGTAGTAGGCGTATGCAAAACCTTTTCAGCGGGAATGAAGTTTGGCGGGACTACATCACAAACCATCGAAAAGGCTTTTGGGAATTTCAGACATAAACAGCAAACGCATCTGAGTCCCTTCCAATTTTTCCGGACAACAAACGGGCTGTAACAACGCCAACAAAATTCAAAAGGCAGATACAAAAGAGTGGTGTGCCTAAAAAGATTACAGGCCAATAATGAGAAAACCGGCGCTCGGCCGGTTCCCTCACCCTAACTGCCAGCGAATCTAATCGCTGCGTACAGGGTTAAGCGGTAGTAGAAAGCTACTCTCCAAATCCCACACAGTCAATTACCTCCCGTACATCAGCCCGCACATGACGTCGGGTGACCCCCGTACATCCACCCCACCAAACTGACCTCACGTTTTCGCAATAACCAACAGGAGTGCAACGTGAGTATCAAACACATTAACCAAACACAGCTAGCCGAGCGCTGGTGTGTCAGTGAAGCCACCTTAGAGCGGTGGCGTACCTTGGGCATCGGTCCAGTCTTTCTCAAACTGCATGGTCGTATCGCTTACCGCGAAGAAGATCTCGAAGCCTACGAGGCGGAGTGTCTGCGCAAAAGCACCTCGGAACGCGTCCACGCTGGAGGTGCAGCATGAACCTTCAACAGATCAACGAGATCATCTGCACCCCAGTCAGTACGCTCGCAGAGCTATCGAGCGACTCGCTGTTTCGTCTAAAAAATGACGCAGCGGATCAACTCGCTATAGCAAAGGCATTGTGCGAACAAGTGGATCGTGTACTTGAGCACCGCTACAACACCCAGGCTCAACAGCAGCGCCTTTCTGCGGGCAAAGATACGGGTGTCGTACATTTCGACGATGGTGACGTCCGTATCTCTGCCGACCTGCCCAAACGTGTAACTTGGGATCAGAAGAAACTCGATGAGATCGCCAAACGCATCGCCGCCAGCGGTGAAGATCCAGGTCAGTATATCGACATCAGCTATAAGGTATCCGAGCGCAAGTACGATGCTTGGCCCGACAATCTGAAGTCGTCGTTTGCTGGCGCTCGCACCCTAAAAACAGGGAAGCCAAGCTTCCGCCTCTCTCTGGTAGAGGAGGCCCAGTCATGAGTCTCCCTATCATCTCAGCGGATCAACGCCTTGCTGAAAAGCGTGGCATCAAAGGCTGTATCTTCGGCAAGAGTGGTATCGGTAAAACCTCACTGCTCTGGACACTGGATGCACCAAGCACGCTCTTCTTCGACTTGGAGGCCGGTGATCTGGCGATCGAAGGCTGGAGCGGTGACAGCATTCGTCCTAAGACCTGGCCTGAGTGTCGCGACTTTGCCGTCTTTATAGGCGGCCCCAACCCTGCTCTTCGCGATGATCAGGTCTACAGCCAAAGTCACTATGACGCAGTCTGTGAGCGCTTCGGTGACCCGGCAGAGCTAGAGCGCTACGAGACCATCTTCATTGACTCAATAACCGTGGCCGGCCGCCTCTGTTTTCAGTGGTGTAAAGGTCAGCCTCAGGCGTTTAGCGAGCGCAGTGGCAAGCCCGATATGCGGGGTGCTTATGGCCTGCACGGTCAGGAGATGATCGCGTGGCTCACGCACCTCCAACACACCCGTAACAAGAACATCTGGTTCGTTGGCATCCTCGATGAGCGTATCGACGACTACAACCGAAAGGTATTCACGCCTCAGATTGACGGCTCCAAAACGGGTCTCGAACTACCGGGCATTGTCGATCAAGTCATCGCTATGGCTGAACTCAAAGATGAAGACGGCAACCCATTCAGAGCCTTCATCAACCACACGCTGAACCAGTGGGGCTATCCCGCCAAGGATCGCAGCGGCCGCTTGGATGCCATCGAGGAGCCACACCTGGGCCGACTGATGGCCAAGATCAAAAGCGCCGCTGCACCAGCATCTGAGCGGCTTCGCTTTGACAGCCCTAAACCCCTTCAAGAATCCCTTAACCCCGAAACAGGAGATGCCTTATGAGCCTCTGGAACGACTTTAACAACGCTGATGATCAGCAATCCTATGACGTCATCCCTAAAGGAACTGTCGCACGCGTTCGCATGACCATTAAGCCCGGCGGGCTTGATGACCCAAGCCAAGGCTGGACGGGAGGCTTCGCCACGCAAAGCACGATGACTGGCTCGGTCTACCTCAACTGTGAGTTTGTGGTCACTGAAGGCCCTTTTGCTAAGCGAAAAATCTGGAGCCTTATCGGATTAGAGAGTCCGAAGGGGCCCGAGTGGACCAACATGGGCCGCAGCTTTATCAAAGGCATTCTGAATTCATCTCGAGGCCTACACCCTGGCGATCAGTCGCCTAACGCTCAGCAGCTTCGTCGTATCTCGGGCTTTGCTGACCTTGAAGGCATTGAGTTTGTGGCAAAGATTGATGTCGACAAAGACCAGAATGGTGAGTTTAAAAACATCATCAAGTCAGCGGTCACACCTGATCAAAAAGGGTATGCCGAAGTGATGGGATCTGCCCCTACAGTCCCTCAACCGCTTTCTTACTCAACGCCGGCGCCCCAATCCACTCGTGCTCAAGAGCAACCTGATGTACCCAGCGGTCGTCCGGCCTGGGCTCAGTAAGGGGGTACGCTAATGATTCTTCGTCCCCGTCAAAAAGTGTTTGTTGAGCGCTGTCTCTCAGCGCTCGAGAAACATGACAACACCCTAGGAGTGGCGCCAACCGGCGCCGGCAAAACCATCATGCTCTCGGGCGTTGCGGGACGATGGATCCAGGGTACTCAGGCCAAAGTGTGTGTCCTCGCCCACCGTGACGAACTCACCGAGCAGAATGCATCCAAGTTCAACCGAGTGAATCCGGGTATCGAGACCTCTGTCTTTGATGCTAAAGGGAAGTCTTGGGAGGGGCAGACCACCTTTGCGATGGTTCAGACTCTCTCTCGCCAGTCGAATCTGGCACAGATGCCTGCTTTAGATCTGCTCGTCATCGATGAAGCTCACCACGCGGCAGCACCCAGTTACCGCGCCATCATTGAACAGGCTCAAAAGCTCAATCCGAGGCTAAAACTCTTCGGAGTAACGGCAACACCCAATCGTGGGGATGGCAAAGGACTGCGTCCGGTCTTCAGCAATGTGGCTGATCAAATCAGTCTTGCTGAGCTCATTCAATCCGGGCACTTGGTACCTCCCCGTACCTTTGTGGTGGATGTTGGCACCCAAGCCGCACTCGCAGAGGTGAAACGCTCCGCCGACGATTTCGATATGCATGAAGTCGACGCCATTATGAACCGAACGGTCATTACCGAAGCGGTTGTAAAGCACTGGCAGACTCATGCTGGCAAACGCAAAACTGTGGTGTTCTGCTCCACGGTTGATCACGCCACTAACGTTGCCAGTGCCTTTCGGCAAGCAAATGTAAACAGTGTGGTCGTTCACGGAGCCCTGACCAAAGCTGAGCGAGAGTCTGCTCTTGCGCTGTTTGCCACCGGCGAAGCACAGGTCATCGTTAATGTTAGCGTCCTCACTGAGGGGTATGACCACCCGCCTATCGATTGCGTGGTATTGCTGCGCCCGAGTTCATACAAGTCGACGCTGATCCAAATGATCGGCCGAGGGCTTCGCACCGTGGATCCGGAAGAGTATCCAGGCGTCAGCAAGAGTGACTGTATTGTGTTGGACTTTGGCACCAGTACCCTCATGCACGGTTCGCTCGAACAAGAGGCCAAGCTCGACGGTCATCAGGAGGCTGGCAACGCTCCAACCAAAACCTGTCCAGACTGCGATGCAGAGGTTCCACTCTCTTCGATGGAATGCGCGCTGTGCGGTCATGTTTGGGAGCGCACAACCGACGGTGAGAAAACCGAACTCACTGAATTTGTCATGTCCGAAGTTGATCTACTCAAGCGCTCCTCGTTCCGCTGGAGTGACCTCTTTGGCGATGACACCGCACTCATGGCGACCGGCTTTTCGGCATGGGCAGGGGTGTTCTATCTCAATGGCCAATGGTTCGCTGTTGGGGGTGGTAAGGGACTGGGTACTCACTTGCTCTCAATCGGTGAACGCACACTCGGGATCGCCGCAGCCGATGACTGGCTCAACGAGCATGAAAGTGAAGAGGCTGCTCGGAAGTCTCGAAGCTGGCTTAGCCAAAGTGTCACACAACAACAGCTCAAATACCTACCCACGGAATACCAGAGGGACTTCGGTCTCACGCGGTATCAAGCCTCGTGTCTGAT